TATCTAAAACAATTGATAATCAACGCTTTTGGAATTCCACGCTTGATAACAAAACTGCAAGTCAATGGATTGAACACTGGCGCAGACTCGATGAACAGCATAATAATCAGAAGAAAGTGAGTCGTAATCGTGTTCGTTGATTATTATAATAACCAGTCTCCCCAGAAATTTTTTATATTTATAGAGTCTCCTCAGAATTTTTTTTTATATTTCCACTTTTCAAAATTTTTTCTATTTACAGATTCTAAGTCGATAATTTGTAATTGTTGAAAGGAACTGTTAATAATAGATCAATGGATGAAATGAAAGAGATTGAGGGGATTTCTCGGTCTTTAAGTGATAAATCGAGAAAGATTAAGCGAGTGGGCCGATCTGCTTATGTTCCGCATAAGTTTGATGATGCTGGTGAATTGTTGGATCAGTCTAGTTTTGATTCCAGGAAGCACATTTCAAAGCTTAATCTGCATGATTTACGGTTTTTGAGGTTATGGGCTGATAATAAATGGGATGACGCGGTTGTTGCTTCGAAGTCTGACTTATCTCCTGAACAGTTAGAGCGCACGTTTAAGAAGCTTCAGTACTTTAAAGTCGAAGATGCACGTATCATGGCTCTGGCTAAAGAAGCTACTCAAGAGCGAATCTTGGCTAAAGACATGGAAAACATCGAAGTTGAGACTTTAACCGATTCTCAGCATAAGAGCTTGGATCGCGTCGCTAAGATCATCGGAGCGTTCAAAAGCACAGCTACCGTTAATATTCAACAGAACGTGTTTAACATGCCTAAATTGTCGGTTGAGACCATGCAGAAGCTTAAAGAGTTCGCGGATCTTCAGGCGAACGTTGTGGATGGCGAAATTGCCGCTTAATTGGAAAATACCTGTTGGATGCGTCGATATCGGCGAAGAAGAAATTAAACAGGTTTCTGATGTTCTTACCTCAGGATGGGTATCACCAGGCCCTAAAGTTAAAGAATTCGAAGAGAAGTTCGCTTCCCTGCACGAATCTAAACACGCAGTCTTAATGAATTCTGGCACAGATGCCCTTAGAATCGCTCTTGCCACGCTTAAAGAAGTTCATGGCTGGCAGGATGGTGACGAGGTGCTTGTCCCTGCTTTGACCTTCGTTGCCACCGTGAACGTCATTCTCCAGAATGGTCTTAAACCCGTTTTTGTGGATGTCGATCCCGTTGACTTGAATATCGACTTTACTAAGGTGAAAGAGGTTCGCACCGACAGAACCAGAGCCATTATCCCCGTTCATATGTTTGGACGCATGGCGGATATGTATCAGCTCCTTACCGTTTGCGAAGGACTCAAAATTATTGAGGATTCATGCGAAACCATGGGAACCCGGTGGATTGATGGTCTTGAATCCAGAGAGAGATACACAGGCGATCGTCGAAACAAAATGGTTGGCACGTTCGGGGATATATCCTGCTTTTCCACCTATTCCTGCCATTTGATCGTTACCGGGGTTGGTGGTCTAGCCATGACAAACAACTCAGAATATGAACGGATCATGCGCTCATACGCTAACCACGGTCGCGATCCTTACTTCCTTGGCGGCGGTTCTGTCTCTGAAGGATCTCACGACCCTAAAGAACTCATTAAACGACGATTCTTGTATCACCGTGTAGGTTATTCGTCCCGCGTCTCTGAGTTTGAGGCTGCCATGGGGATCGCCCAAATTGATCGTCTTGCAGGGATTATTAAGAAACGAAGCTGTAACGCTAAGATCCTGACAGATATGCTGAGTGGTGTCTGGTGGAACGGGGTTGATGGATACTTGCACCTTCCTCCCACCATTCCCATTAATCGCGAACATGCCTTCATGATGTATCCAATCGTTATTAAAGACGACTCTATTGACAGAGACGAGTTCTGCCTTGAACTTGAGAAGATTGGGATTGAGACCCGCCCATTAATGCCGCTTCTTATACAGCCCGTCTACCAACCACTATTCGGAGACATCTCAAAAGACTACCCCGTAGCATATGAAGCCACCACAAGAGGCTTCTACGTCGGTATTCACCACCAGCTCATGCTTTCGGATCTTGAATACTTGGCAGAGTCCATTACGCAAGTCTGCTACAAACTCTCGAAGCCTAAGGTGTATGCAGGAACTTAACCCCGAATCCTCCGCTTGGCTTCTCGCTCAGTCGTCACTCAAGTATTTTATGGTGAAGTTCCTCCGAGATCCAAAGACCGGGGAACGCCTCAAATGGTTCTCCCATTACGACGACTGGTACAAAATCGTCCTCAACGAAAAGCGTTCTGACGCACAATGCCCTCGCGGTCATGGGAAGTCCATCTTCTGGAGCTACGCTGTCCCTCTGTGGGACGTGATTCGCGGTAAAGCCTCAGACCTCATCATCTCCTACGCCGAAGACCAGGTTCGAGAACTCATAAGAATCATTAAGACCGAAGTCGAGAATAACCCGCTTTTAACGCCGATTCGTCCCACTCCTAAAGAGATCTGGGGTTCTGACATCTTGACCTTCGCTGACGGCGGAGTTATCAAGGGTCTTGGGTTCGGGACCTCCTCACGCGGTCTGCATCCTAAACGCATCATTGGAGACGATGTGCTGAAGGATTTGGGTTCTATGAGTCCAGAAGATCAGGAACGTGCATGGTTCGGGATCATCACCGGAATGGCAATGCCAACGACACAGATTCATGCGATCGGAACACCCATCGACTTTGACGATCTGCTCCAGAAGCTAGAGAACAATCCGATGTATACCCACTGGAAGAAACCTGCACTGGATAAGAACGGAGTCCCACTCTGCCCGGAGTTGTTCACGAAGGAGACTCTGGAGTTTCGTCGTCAGGAAATGGGCTCTCTTAACTTTGCACGTGAGTTCCTGCTTGAACGCATTGATCCTACGACACAACCCTTTAAACGCGACTTTGAGACTCTGTACGAAGTTGCTCCAGACCGCGATCGGTTTATGTGCGTGGCAACGATCTGTGATCCTGCTTACACAGAAGGAGACGGTGACGCCACAGCAATCATCACAGTTGGTCTTACGCACGGAAATCATGGCTACGTTCTTTCAGCCAAAGAGATCCGTCGAGAAGATCCAGGGATGATCGTAGATGAACTCTTTAAAGACATTAAGATCTGGAAACCAGATAACGTAGGGATAAAGCGTAGGAAAGGCGATGCGATAAGCTTTACGTTCAATGAACGCAGAATCCGTGCAAACTCATGGGATTTTAAATACGTCGAGATTAAAGATACGAAATCCAAGATCGACAAATCACGTATCGGCGGTCTTGTCCCCCGATGGGAAGCACGTAGTATTCATCTCCACAAGAATATGACGAAGTTCCTTACGCAGATCTATCAATTCCGTTTAGACGACTCTCACTCGCACGACGATATGCTCGACGCTCTTGCAGATTGCTTTAATCCCGAAATGTCACAGCCAAACGGCGGAAAACGCCATGCTCCAACTCGACGAGAACAACGCGGGACTCCACTTTATAGAGTTGGTAAAGGAACTTTTATCGAAGCGGAGGATGTGTTTGAACCATTATGGAAAAGACTAGATCGAAGAGTGGGAGAAGTAGCGTGAAGAATTGGAAACCAATAGAAAAGGTTGTTGAACAAACAAAACCCATCGAGAGAAATTCGAGTTCTGTAATTTTTAAATGTATTGTTTGTTTTGAACCGTGTGACGTAATGTATGAAGGGACGTCGTATTGCCAAGAATGTTTAAAAGAGAAGTTAAGAACTGGATTTTAGGAGGCTCAAATGAGCGATGTCGCAGATAACCTTCAAGTCAATCAGCCTAACGTAATCAACTCCCCCTCGACGAACTGGCCCGATCCTCTCGCAGATGCTTCGAATAAACTCAAAATTGCAGCGACTAATGGTCAGGCTGGAGAACAGCGTAATTTCGATCCGATCTCAACGAGCCAGCAGGATGCACTTAATCATCATCTTCCAGAAGGTGGAGACAATTCTGGTTGCTGCCAAAACGAAGTCCCGGATTCTTTCAAGACGAGCCAGCAGAAGCTTGACCAGCATAAGAAGCTAGACAGCACGTACTAAGAAAGGAGCCTCCAATGAAAAAAAAAGCCAAGCCCAAAGGAAAGAAGTGCTGAAGAAGAAAAAGGCCACTCCCAAAGACTCCACGATTCTTACTGAAGCTATTCTTAAAGAAGAATCAGGGTATTTGGGACTGAGATGCGAGTGCGGAGAACCCGTAGCCGTCGGACAGAACTCTGTATGTACAAAACACATCAGGACTAACTAAATGGAAAATGGGCTCGTCGAACAACGCAAACAAGAACTCCTAAGCTACGTTCAAGGCTTCTATAAAAAGTCGTGGGACTGGCGTTCCACTCGCCTGCATGAGAAGTGGAATAAGTGTGACCGAAACTTCCATGGTATTTACGATCCTGCGCGAGCAGCGTCAAAAGAACCGTGGCAATCGACGATGTTTATTGACCTTACTTTCCAAAATGTGGAAATCATCGCCTCTCAAATCTTCAAAACCATGATGGCTCCTAATCCGCCAATTCAAACGGCGGCGGGGCCAGCAGGGGATGAACTTCAGGCGCGTCTTATTCAAGACGTTGTGGACTACGAACTCCGTAAATCAAATTTTCAGATCGCGTTTTACGATGCGCTCAAAGAAGCCGTTAAGTATGGATCAGGGTTTGTGAAACTGTACTGGGATCGCGTCGAGGATGTGCGTCTCCGACGGCTTCCTGTGCAACAGACTCCTATGGAAGTCCTTCAGACGGCTCCTCAGGAATCATTGACTGGTCAGGCCCCTATGCCTGAACCTGGGATCAAGGGATTTCAGATGCAACCAGCGGTCGTGTTGCTCAAGAATCAGCTTTGCGCTCGATACGTTCACATCCGAGATATTTTCCCTGAACCTAACACGACCACGTGGGATAAAGTGATTCATCGGGATAAATTGTCTTATGGGACTATTGTTACGTTCATTAAGAATGGTCAGTTTATGGATGTGCGCGAACAGTTGCAGGATGTCACGGAAGGTGAAAAATTTGAACTGGATGTCTCGGATATTAAACAAGAGCGTGGGTACTTCGAAGTTCACCGCGATATGCCTCGCAATGAAAAACGACATACTATCTGGGAGCTATATAACCTTATTCCTCGTAAATGGCTTGAAGATGGGTTTGGTATGCCTGATGGTGATGAAGCTGAGGAACTTGTTCCTGCGAAAGTTATGGTTGCCTCTGGCGTAGCGATTCTCTCCTCGCAAATCAACGCTCAGTTCGACGCTGAATGTCCGATCCTTAAACTCGACTATATCCGCACAGGCGAAACTTACGGGAAAGGTATTCCAGAAGTGTTGTTCGACGATCAGGACGAAATTAACGAATCCGGGAATCTCGGAATCGACAATATGAACCTGATTATCAACAAGATGCTTGCCATCATCGAAAGTGCGATGGTCAATCCCGATCAGGACTTGGTTTCCAAGCCGGGTGCGATGGTTCGTCTTAAATCAAACGTTGATGACGTTCGCAAAGCCATCATGCCGATTGAGTTCCCTGATCTTGCACGGTCATTCTTCGAACATCGTTTCAACATCGAACGCATGGTCCAGGAAAAGACGGGAGCAAACCGCGTAACTCTTGGGAGTTCTGGAATTGTTAAAGATTCGAACCAGACCTTGGGCGGGATGGAAATGCTCAAGCAGATGTTTAACGAAAGAGTCGCTGCTTACGGGATGGTGATGGAAAGCGAGTTCATTCTCAAAGTGGCAGAACGCATTTACGGGCTCATTTACCAGAACCTTCAGCCAGAAGATTTAAAACCTATTCTTGGAGAAGATCCCATTCAGGTTGGAGAGATGCCTTCGCCTCCTCCTCCACCGCCTCCTCCGGGGATGCCGCCTTTACCGCAGTTGCCTCCTCAGCCTTTGATGGTTCCACGATACATGGCGTTTGCGTTTCCTCCTCCTGAGATTGTTGCGAACTCTTATCGCTTTAAACCAATGGGGATATTCAGCCTTGAAAATAAAACGATCAAATCAGCGCAGTTTATGGACTGGACGAAAACGTTTGCTCCAGTCGTCAATCTTTCTGAGGCGGCTAAGTATTCGGCGGAAATCATGGGTACGGGAGACGAAGTCGACAAGATGGTTCTTCCTATGCCGATGATGGCTCCTCCTCCCGAAACGGAAGGCCCGGGTCTAAAGGGCGGTCCTAATGGCAATCAGCCATCTTTTTTACCCCAATCGCCTAACCAAGTTCGTCGAACGCCAGTAACTAGTGGATCATGAAGAAGTTAAAGCGATGGTTTAACGAATACTTCGCTCCAGAGGAATTCAATGGTCTTGATACGTCCGCTATTGCAGACGCTTTGAATGATTCAGCGGTTCGAGGGATTTGGCTTAACTCTTGTTTCGAAGAGATTAAGAGAGTAAACATTGAAGTAGATAGAAGGCTTTTGACAGGGATGGAAATGGGACTTATGGATTTGTGCGCCCGCAGGAAGGCTTATCAGGACATGCTGGAGTCTGTATTGAGCGCACGAAGAGTAGTAACACAGGAAATTCGCCACAATCCGAAGGCCGATGTTGTCGTTAACCTCGACCGGGTGACGGCGTAATCCTGAACGTATAGTCGATCCACAATCCTTACGAGGACGGATCAAGGAGAATCAAATGGAAGTAACACCAGGACAAGTAATCATTGAACCAGCGACGAACCGTTCGGCTCCGCAATCACAACCCGTACAGGCATTGGCCAATCTAGATCCCGTATTAGATGACGCTGCTGTCCGTCAGGCGATTGCAAATGCCGAAGCAACCAACATGGACCCGCAAAGTCTGACACTCTCAGACCTTGCACAAGCTCCTGTTGCAAATCCAGCGTTTCAGGCTCCGCCTAGCGTTGAGGTTCCGCAAAAGTTCTTAAAACCCGATGGAGCAGTGGACGTTGATAAAATAGCGGCTTCAACCAGGCAACTTGATGAGGCAATTCAGCAGAAGGAAACAGCAGTAGCCAAAACAGTCGAAGATTACATGCGCGAATACAGCGAGCGAGAGACTAAGTTTCGGAATATGCCGAATCCTGAAAAACTCGCAGCCAATCTTCCGCAGAGTATTCCTCAACCTGTTCAGCCGGTTCCTCAGGGGAACTTAAACGAACAGCAGTTAGAAGAGATCGTTCGAAGAGACTATCAGCAGGACCCTCTGACAACGACTGCTCGACTGATTGATTTGGCGATTCAGCGACGATTCCAGCCAATCGAAGAAAAAGAGAAAGTGGAATCAGTTCGCTCGAATATTCAGGGACTTGCAGAAAAAGATTCTCGCGTGCTTCGCCCGGACGTGTTTGCGGCGATTAACGCGAAGATTGCTTCTGATCCTGATATTGCTTCTCGAAAGAATCCTCATAAAGCTGCCTGGTTAGAAGTTAAGGAAGAGTTGCGACTTGGGGATGCTCCGCAAGGGGCACAGGCACTACCAAGCAGACCACTTAGCCCAGTATTGGGCGGTGGCACACCACCTTCCGCTCCGTCGGCTTCAGTTCAATCTTCAATAAACGTTGCTGGCAGTTTAAATTCCTTGGATATACGCGATAAAAAGCAGGAAGCTCTAGGGGACGAAGCCGTGCGACGAATGTTGGCGGGGAACTGAGGGATACACCGTCTGCTTAAAAACAAAAGTGCCATCTAAGGTAAATTAAGATGGCTGATACAAATAGCACTACGTCGATTAACAACAACATGATGCAGGCGTGGTTCTCGCGCAAGATGCTTGTGCGCCTTGAACCGCAGGTGAAATTGGCTGAGTTCGCGCAGCGCGACGAACTCCCCCTCCGAACGGGTACCACAGCGACTTGGAACGGCTGGCGCACACTTGGCGCGGCTTCCTCGACGCTCGGCGAAGGCGTTCAGAACTCGCTGGTTGCTCTGTCGTCTCGCAGAGTTACAGCGACCATTGCCGGATACGGTCGTGGCCATAAACTGACAGACCTGTTCCAGATGACGGCGATCTTTGATGCTGTCAATGGTTCGATGGACGTTCTCTCGGATTCTGCTGCTAAGACCGTGGAACGCATCTGTCAGACGGGTATCTACAAATCCAGCTACGCGAATAACCTCTCCACCACGGGCCTGTTGTCCGCGATGATGAGTTCTCGCGCTTCTGCGATGTGTGCGGTGACGGGTACGAATAACGCCTCTAACGCTCAGTTCCAGTTCCCGGCGATCTTCGGGACCTCTGCTGCTCGATTGTCGGCTGTCAGCAAGACTGCTCCTGGCCTTTCCTCGCAGGTGTCGGTCAACTTGCTCCGCAAAGGGTTAGCGCAGCTTCGCAATCAGAACGCTCGGCCTATGGCTGACGGGCTGTTTGTGGGCTACACGCATCCGAACGCACTGCATGCGCTCCGACGTGATCCGACTTGGATCAACTGGAATCAGTACCAGAACTCCAAAGAAACGATGTATCGCGGCGAAACTGGTCAGGTTGAAGGTATTCGCTTCGTTACGTCCACGGAAGCTCCTCGTTACGCGGTTACTGCTCATAGCGTGAACTTGGTGTTCGTGTTCGGTCAACAGGCATACGGTCTGACCACGCTTAACGGTCAGGTCGAAATGCTGATTGCTCGGGGTCCGGATAAAAATGACCCGTTCAACCAGTTTACTGATGTCGCGTATAAAGTTTACGGAGCGGGCGCATGCCTGAATCCGTCGGCAGGACGTCTGCTCTTTGCTCATGAGATTATTGCATAAAGCAAAGTAACATGGTATACTCCTTGGGTAGGTTAGTAGTGACTATCCAAGGAGGATTACCAAAATGGGACGACAAAAGACAGTTACGCCAGAGCAGAGAAAGCAGTATCACAAAGAGTGGAGAGAGAAGAATCGTGAGAAATGGAATGCTTATGGAGCTAAGTGGTACAAGAAAAATTCCAATAAGCGATCAATCGCCAGTCGTAAATGGGACGAGCTTAATCCTGAAAAACGAAAAGAAATTAGCGCGAACTGGTATGCGGGAAACAAAAATTATAAGTCAGAAGAGCAACGTATTCGGTTGCTTAAATACAAAACAATGGTTGTCGAAGCTTATGGTGGACGTTGCTCCTGTTGTGGAGAAAAAGAAATTGGATTCCTTACTGTCGAGCATCTTCAGAAAAATGGGGAATCACATCGAAAAGTTAGAGGGAATTTCTATCACTACTTGGTCCGAAATAACTTCCCAGATAAGGATATTCTTTCAATCCTATGCATGAACTGCAATTGGATCGAAAGGAACGGAAGAGTTTGTCCTCACAGAGCGGAGAAATCCGTCTCAACCTCGGCGGTCGCGGAACCATCATCCCAGGATTCCTCACCGTTGACCTCTCCCCCGAACACGATGTAGACATTAAATCTGACGTATCCGATTTGCCGTTCGAAGATAGCTCAGTTTCTGAGATTTACGCCTCTCAGATCCTCGAGCATTTCCCCCACGTGCGTACACAAGAAGTCCTTAAAGAGTGGTGCAGGGTTCTAAAGAAAGGCGGAAAACTCGTCGTCGGAGTCCCCGATTTCGCCAGAGCCATCGAGATTTACCAGAAAAATGGTCTTACTCCTTGGGTTACAAACTTCCTTTTCGGCGATCAGGGCTATCCTCTGGCCTTCCACTACGTCCCATTTACTTTCGCCACGCTTGCTAATGAACTCGTCAAATCGGGGTTCACGGACGTAAAGCGCATCAGCACAATGCCTCATGGCCTAGACGACTGCTCAAACCTTGTGTCTACCCTAGACGGAAAGAGCGTTTCTCTGAATGTTGAGGCATTTAAATGAAAATTAGCGTAGTCTGCCCAGTTCTGAACGAAGTTGACTTCATCGGCATGAGCATTATGGCTGGTTTACCCTATATTCATGAATTCATCTATGCAGTAGACGAAAAATCTAGTGATGGAACTAGGGATTTACTGTTCCACGTGAAGCAAAAGTACGCACATGAGAAGCTGGTTATTCTAGACAAATACCCCACTTTCCACCCTCATGACATGCTTCTCTATAACAAATCATTTAACGACTGCATTGAAAAGTCAACAGGGGATGCCGTTATGTTCCTTCACCCGGACATGATTATCACGAAGGGCATGGATTTGGATTCTGGTCCTACCGCATGGTTTGTCAATATGACCAGCTTCTCTGGCGATCTACAGACGGTTATCACAAAGGGTCGGGCGAACAAGTGGAAGAACATACACGTTAAGAAGTTCGGAGTCCATTATTACGGTGCTTATGGCTCTCAGAACGAGGATTTCTACCATTCTTCTATCACCGGTCGCAGTTATAAGCACTACGGTACAGAATTCACAAAGTACCCATTCCGTGTCGCTGACAGCGGATTTGAAGTTAATCACTACTGCGAATTGAAGGGATACAAGCGTCGCTTAGAGAAAATGAAGCTTTGTATGCAGACTCTTTACCCTAAAACGAGTATTGAGACAATAGAAGAATTAGCCATCAACCACCCCAGGGTAAGCCTTGAACCATCTTCCAGCCAGTTCGGAGAATTCGAATTTCAAGAGTCAAAAGTACCTGTTCCAGATGTGTTTGCAAAGTACTCAGACGAGTTCGATCAATTCAAGAAAGAGGTATTGAGTGTCTAAAAAGCCTGTTATTTCGTTCGTTATCCCCGTCTATAAAAAGCCAGTCGATATTTTTAGGCTCTGTTTATCCAAATTATTCGATATGAGTTTCAAAGATTTCGAGGTTATTGCGGTCTTTGACGGCGAGGATAAGGAATTACAGGCAGTCGCTTCTGAGTTTAAAAGCGTTAAAACACTTGTTATTGAACATGGCGGGGCTCCTAAGGCTAGAAACGCTGGACTAGAACTAGCTACTGGAAAGTATGTCTGGTTCTGGGACGCAGACTGTGAAATCAAGCCAGACCATGCAAAACGCATGGTTGAAGAGTTCGAAGCTGTCCCAGATGCAGACTTCGTTTATTCCGGGTATGAGATGTCTGAAGGCAAGGGAGAATTCCAGTCCGAATCCTTTGATGCCTACAGCTTGACCTGTGGTAACTACATTTCGTCCATGGCCCCTATTAAGCGCGAGAAGGCCCTTAAATGGGACGAAAGCCTCAATGCTGCACAAGACTGGGATTATTGGCTTACAGCGGTCGAGAAGGGCCTTAAAGGCGTGTTTGTGGAAGGTTCTGGGTTCATTACGCACACTTATGACTCAGGACTGTCTTCTGATAAGTGGAGTGCTGAAAAGCGTGATGAGACGATCAATATAGTTCGTCGCAAGCATGGCATTGAAGGCCGAACAATCGGAGTATTCTCACAGAACTATCGCGAACGGGCAATTAAGATCGCGAAAATCCTAGGTGGAGACTTAATTAAGCCTACTGGTCCTACGCCTAGCGTTTATAAGACGATCCTTAACATAGGCTATAACTTTATGTCCCGTTTCGAAGGGATTGCAAGCGATGTCGTTAAAATCCAATATTGGCTACCCGGAGAGATAGAAGGGCTCCGGGATGCCAAATATTCAGTGGTTATGGAAACCATTAAGGTTTCTAAAGGTGTCATTAACTACTGCAACACGGATTACGAGAAGAACAAGCTTTCAGAACTGGGGATTTCGGCTGAAGTCCTTCCTTTGCCTCTGGCAGAAGATGATATTTCGAAGGTTTCCAAAACGTTGCCTGAAAAGTTCACGGTCCTAGTAGCTTCGGACAAGTCCTATGCGGAGCTTCTAAAGGACCTAGCTATTGATCTCCCGCACATTAAGTTCATCTACAACGCCGGGAAGGTGGAAGACTTCTCCTGCTTCCTGAGCTTCTATCAGTTTGCGGCCCTTGATAACGCGATGCTTGTGGCGCACGTGAATGGCAGGAACGTGATTTCAAACGTTCAGGCTCCGTACTGCGGATTCATTGATCCCGATCAAACATGGGAAAAGTTCAAGAAAGATCTCTATACGAAGATTCGAGAAACTAGAACTGAGCCATTTAATAAAGAAGCTCAGGATTACTATTTATTTGAAGCTGATCCATCCCGGTTCATTGAGGCGATTAAGAACCTCTCTAAACCAGCTCTGGAGGTGCTGTCATGACTCCCAGAGCATCATTTGTAATTCCTGCGTATAACTCAGAACGATGGATCTCAAAAGCAATCTGGTCGTGCAGGAACCAGACGATCAAGCAAATCGAAATCATCGTCGTAAACGATGGCTCAAATGATGGGACTCAAGACATTATCGAGTGGCATCGTTCGGAAGATAAGCGAGTGAAACTATTAAATCAAGAAACAAACATGGGCCGATCTTCTGCACGGAACTTAGGCAATCAGGAGTCTCAGTCGGACATTATCATGGTTCTAGATTCCGACGATATGGCAACACGCAATAGAGCCAAAGATACGATCGCTGCCTTCCAGATGAAGAAGGCTGATCTTTTGTACGGATCGTTCTTTATTACTGATTCAACTGGGACTGCAACGCAGAAAATTATCAGTGCGCCATTTGATCCTATCGTCTCAAAAGAGAAGAAGTTGAACTATATCTGCCACTCGACGATGGCCTATACAAAGAAACTTTCTGAGAGCGTCAAATACGAAGAAGGTCTTTACACAAAGCTCGGACTTGATGATTGGAAATTTCAGTGGGATGCACATAAACTTGGATATTCGATAAAAAATATTAAGAATCCTATGTGTTACTACAGAGTAACAGAAGATAACACGATGGCTAAACGCGATCAAAGCGAAGTAGATAAAGTAAAAACGGAGTATTTAGCGCGTGTCTAAGAAATTTAGAGTTGCAATGATTCCTGCCTCCACCGACGGAGTGAACTACTACCGTTTAGCAACTTGGGCTTTTGAATTTCGAAAGTATCGAAATACGATTGTTGATCTTGCGTGGTTTAGATATGAAACTGATCCCACAGTTCTTCATACATGGCAGGAAGATTTAAATCTAAATACTCCTTCTGGCGATGTCCCAGGATTAACGATTGGTCAGTACGTTAGAGCCGCCATAGACCATTTTTGCGAACATGCTGATGTTGTTGTATGGCATCCGATGTATTACGAGCAGTCTCTGGAGTTCTTCTTAGAGATGCAGCACAAACATCAAAAGCCATTCATCGTCGAAGTAGATGACAATTACGTGGATGTTCCACCGTGGAACGAAGCGTATGGATCGTTTAAGAATGGTTCTTCTTTCCGTCGGATTGCTCTGGATTCTATGCGTAATGCCGATGCTATTACTGTGACGACTCCGCATTTAGGTCAAACATACGCAGGGATCAATGACAATATTTACGTTATTGAAAACTCTTTAGATTTTAAAGGTGATCGCAAGTTCATTGGATGGGATAAGGTTTCAAAGAAGAAGCACAAAGGAGTTCGTCTTGGATGGATTGGTGGACGAGCGCACTTCGATGATCTGATGATGGTTTCTCCTGCGCTACGAGAAGTCCTTGTTAGAAATCCAGAAGTGAAGCTGTGCCTGATCAACTCCGCGATTAAGAAGTCTTGTGAGGCACTAAATAAGCCATATCCATTTGAGGGGCTGAAGAATGTTTATTACACAGATAGGTCAGTTGCCATTAACCGATATGCTCCATTTGCTGCTTCTTTTGGGTTTGACATCGGCATTGCTCCTCTTGTTGACTGTAATTTTAATCGCTCTAAATCGAATTTACGTTGGCTTGAATATTCGGCGTTAAATATTCCGACGGTAGCGTCTAACGTAGGCCACTTCACAGAGACAGTCAGACCCGGACAAGATGGTCTTCTCGTTAAAACAAATGATGAGTGGGTTTCTGCATTAACGGGACTCATTGAAGATGAATATGCGCGAGATACGCTAGGCCGCATTGCAGGTAAAAGAGTCCGCAAAGATTTCAACGTAAGTCGAAACTCTCCGAAGTATTTAAGGCTTCTCAAAAATATTGCGAATTCGTCCGTTATTCTTGAAGACGAATTAGAGGCGGTAGCATGACTTTAACTGAATTGCAGTCACTTATTGGATCGCTTTCGAACGATCCTAACCATGATCGGTATAGCCTATCCGACATTAACACTGAGTTAGACAATTCTCAGGATACATGGAATCTAGAAGCAAAGCTTATTACAGATACCGTTACCCTGACGGTTGTTGATGGAACCAGGCAATATGCTCTTTCCACTCTTACTGGAACCCCTATTTCTTTCCCGCGTGTTACTCACAAAGGTATCGACTTGCTCAAGAGAAGTAAGGCTTATTTCGATCATCTATCTGGAAGGGACTGGACTCAGGATATTGGAACTCCTTTGGAGTTCTTTATTGAAGCCACTGATCCTGACACCCAGTACATCACCCTTCATCCCACTCCTCAATCAGGAGATACTGGAGCTTATTTAGTTGTCGAATACATTAAACGCCATACTCCGATGTCTGCTACTACGGATGTTCCGTTTATGTCTGGAACAGGCTCAAACTATCTACTTCGTCCATTTGACTGGGGGCTTGCGTATAGCGTTTCTTCTAAACTTTTGCTCCGAGATCCTTCAAATGAAAACGCTCAAAAATCTTCTAGCTACGGAACGATTGCTCGTAATGTACTTGCAGAAGTTGTTCAGGTATTTAAAGCTTTAGAAGCAGAAGAACCTAAACGTCTTTCTGGTGGACGTTACTGGAATTCTGGCAATCCTAGGATGGTTAAGTGAAATACGCATTTAAAGCTATCTTTTTGACCTCCATACTTTCGATTCTAGGGGCCAATTATTCATTTGGAGATCAGATAGCCGTCTCCAATTTCAAGGGTGGGATCAACGCTAACAATAATCCTCTGACGATTAATAACGATACGGCGCAGGACTTACTCAATGTGGACGTAACACCTGGGGGCCTATCCGTAAAGAAACGTGATGGGTATGGGCTTTATAAGGCCCTTTCCACGACTCAGGCTATGCACGGAGGGTTTCACGCCTTCGACTCAACAGGGAATGATTATCAGATTTGGGGATCTTCTCGGAGTTTATTCAGCATTGTCGCCGATGGGACTCCGACAACACTTGTTTCGTCTGCAACACTGAATTCCACTTGGGACTGCGCTGATACTCAGGGATACACGTATTGCGTCAACTCAAACAGGGATATGTATCTTAGGACCGATGGAGTAACGAAAAGCTGGTACACATCTCCACTTGGGACGATGGTAGAAGTTACTCCTGATCGTGTTGTCGTGGCAGGTGTTTCTGGTACTCCGAATACTCTCTATGTTTCTCAGTCAAATACCTTTACGAACTTTGTTACTGGAGTCAATGATACTGACGCTTTCACTGAAGTGATCGCTTCTCAGGGAAGCAAACTAACACATATTCGATGGGCTTGCGGGAAGCTTTTATGGTGGAAAGATCAATCGTTTGGCTACTTTGACTTTGATAACCAGTACACAGCCCAGGTTAAGACTGTTTCTGACACGATTGGAACATTCGACAATACGTCAGCGGTAGATCCCGGTGGTCGCGTGTGGTTTCGAGGACAGGACGGACATACGTGGGTATATGACTGTTCATCATTGAGCAAAGAAAGCGTAGACATTACACCTTACGTTCAGGTTTCTGGAAAACGAACAGCGAATCTATGGACGCAAACAACTCAATCTGATTTTGAAAGTGGGAGGATTAATCCATCGGGGACACTTTCAACAACGATAAACGTAGGGAGTGTGGTTGTTTCGAGCTATTCATCTACAGACACAGGATCTTCTGACTTTAATCAGGGATCTGGGGTAAACGTAATCATTGGAACAAATGACGTTCGAATATCAACAAACAACGCAGGGACAATTACAGATCCAGACTTTGAAGGAACATTAGCTACAAATTATTCAGCAGATGCAACAGCGGGGGCATCTAATGCGGTATTCGATAATTCTGAGGTATATACAGGGAACTGCACATTAAATCCTCAGTCTGGATCTAAATTTCTGAGAATGAAAGCAGGAGGATCTTCTGTTTCATCCTGCAATGAAGCTTTATATGTAAATATCCTAGATCAGAATGATGTTTATCTATCGACAAGAACTCTTTCAGTATCTGAAAAATCGTGTTCATGGACATCGGATTCATATGTAGATTCATCTTTAATCGGGAAAAGAGTTAAATTCCAATTTAAACAATATTACGACAACTGCCTATCAGGAGGACTTTTATCAACATATGAAATTAGATTAAAAACTATAAGTTCTTATATTTTCAGTGGAATTCTTGATTATTATTTCACATGCGAAGTTGACTCTGCACCAGGGACATACACGGCTTGCTCATTCGACAATGTTTCTGCTGGCTCTAGCACTATAACAGCCGGTAGTTTTACTTCTAGAGTATTTGATACCGCATTAAGCACTTCCGTAGCACAAGTTCAAGCATCATGGACTGCAAACGACTCAACTCCGATATTTATAGTCCAACATTCTACGTCAACTCTTGGACAGTGGTTCACATTGATGACGAGTTCAGGAACTAATGCTCAAGCCAATAGATACTTACGCTACGTTTCAAGTTTTACAGTCTCAGGCACTGACGATGCATTAACAACGTTAAATGATGCGACTGTTGTCGCAAGATCATCAGGATCATATTTTTCTAGCGTTAAGAATGCACCAAATCTAAACGCATGGTCTACATTCAGTGCCGGACAATCACTGAACGATGGAACTGAGACGTTCTATATAAGATCTTCTACTAGTGTTTTTACTGTTCTTTCATCAACACCTTCATGGGTTCTTCAAACAGTTGGTGGCCTAGTATCGGCATCGACAGGAACATATATACAAGTTCGAGACGATTTCGCAATAACGGCTGCGACTCAGACTCCTACACTTAACGACTTCACAATAAACTGGTTCGAAGGATCTGCCACAGACCAGGCATATATGACGTATTTTGATAACTCTATATGGCAATCCGTCGCCTACGGTTCTGGTCAATCCGTAAATAATTACATCTTCAAACGCGATCTAATAAACGATTCGTGGACGTTCTATAACTTCGGAGCGGGTGGGATGCTTGTTCAGGCCAATACTCTCTACTTTGGAGACACGACAGCAGGGAATGTTTTTAATTACGGGACTACCACATCAGACAATGGAACCGCTATCCAGTCCTACTGGAAATCTAAGGAATTTTCAGGGACAGATCCCTTCCTTCAGACCCAGCTAACGAACATCGACACGATTGCAAAACGCGACCAGGGTTCAACTCTGACGGCTACATATGCTGTAGAGACTTCCACAGAAACAAGCTATTCAATTGGTCTTTCCAGCACTACGAATTCAATCATCCAAAGCCGAAAGCTCCTACCTTCAGGGAAGCTCGGATACACGTTCTCCATTAAATACGGGGATACTTCGACAAGTAGCGCGTGGGAATTCATGGGCTTCCGCATTGGATTCACCCAGAATCCCTACAGGCCCCAGAATTGAAGAAGCTACTCCTCATCCTTCTAGCGACCCCATGTATAGCATCTGGTCCAAAATACGGATTCGAAGATCCAAAACTAAACGATGAACTAACAAACGTTTATTACGACATTAGGAATGTCTTAAAAGGATCTACCGTAACAATCAGGAATATTAGTGTCTCTTCTCTCACTGTCACTGGATCGCAAAGCGTGAAAGGTGTAACAGACGGATCATCTTCTTGTACGGGATGTATTGGTCAGTACATCGAGTCTGTTATCGGAGCAACGAACTTTCCGGCTACAGGAGTATGGGGAGATGCAACTTCTATTACTTTGACTGCTGGAGATTGGGACGTTACAGTTGGTTATTACTATGACCCCAACGGATCAAGCCATAGCGGAAATACAAATATCGGAATTGGAACTACATCAGGGAATTCTGGAGCAACTCTTACCCGAGGTGAAAACTGGGTCATATTTACAGTAGCAAGTGGTGCTACTCACTATTCAGGCGCAATCGCAAATTACAGAAAGTCTGTTTCCGCTTCAACTCCTGTTTATCTCAAGTACTTAGATAACTACGGTGTTGCAACCCCTATTCTTCACGCACGACTGTCAGCAAGGAGGATTCGCTAGATGGCTATTACAGTTCCGCAAATTCCTAGTGCCATACAGGCTGTGGCAGATCTTCAAGCAAAGCTCAATGACTTATCAATGCTTCTAAGACAAGCCAAAGAACTCTCAGACAACAATTGGCAGCTGGATATTGGTTCAAGGGGATCTCTGATCGTAACGATAACTCCTGCGCAACAGGCGGCAATGATCGATCAGTACGAAGCTTTTAAAACTCAATTAGTCTCAATATTCCAGACGTTACCGTAAGGAGGATTTATGTCTGAAGCCGCTAAAGGTGCAATGTATGGAAGCGTGATCCCAGGAATGGGAACTCTTGCCGGAGCAGGTGTTGGATCTTTATTTAAAGGTAAAAAGAAATCCTCGGCTCCTGCATCCGATCCATATGCAAATGAGTGGCAATCTCAGGAAGGAATAAACACCATTGCAGATCGAATTAAAAATGGTCAATTCCAATTTGGGAATACGAGCGATAAAGCCGCTACAGTAATCAAAGACTACCTAAGCATCTACGGTCGAGTTCCAACCCCTACAGAGATCAACATGGCTCTTCCTGCCGCCCAGGAAGGGAAGGGCGGAGCTTTCATAGCGACGCAGAAATACGCTGAAGATAATAGCCCTGAAAAACTATACGCAAAGCAGCAGGAAGAATATTTAGCTAACGCGCCGAAGCATTTTGACTCAGTCAATCAGATGTTTCAGTCATCTCTCGGAAGAACGGCGACTCAAGACGAACTAAATCATTTCGGAGCATTGTTGTCTTCTGGGACGACCGATCAATATCAGCTACAGCAGTTTCTAGATCAGCAACCAGAAGCTACTCAAAAGAAAGATCAGGCATTCCAAGACGAGTTATCCGGGAAGCTCCAGGGTTACGATCAGCGTTACTACTCTGAGAAAATCCTTCCGTCTATTCAGGAAGCCTATGCGAAACAGGGGCGATCCTTCGATTCCTCAGCATTTCAGAATGCGGCTACACAATCAGCCGGACAGCAGAACACTCAGCGCGAACAGTACCTCGCCCAGTTAAGCGCGTCTCAGTATGGCGGTCGTCAGCAGAACGCTTACAACGATTACGCTCAACAGGTTCAGAATCAGCAGAACTTGACGAATTCAGGGATTCAGGCCCAGTACGCAGGAATTCAGAATAACGTCAGCAGATCGAATCAATACGCAGATTACTCGCTACAGAAAGACGCTTATAACCAGTATTTGGCTAAGTATGGGAAAAGAGGGAATGCCATAGCTGGAGGGCTACAGGGAGCAATGTCTGGAGCAATGGCTGGTGGTATGGCCGGAGGTCCATGGGGGGCTCTTGCCGGAGGTATTGGTGGGGCAGCATTGGGCGCATACGGTTCTTCTCAAGGAGGTAGTTACTAATGGCACTTCAATTTCAGCCGCCGCCAGATTGGTTAGTAAATGATTATGTGAATAGAAAGAACCCTGCGCTTGAGACTCTTGATAGCGCGAATCAGTTGCTGCGGACTTATGTTGAAAATAAGGCTCTTCAGCAGGATCAGGCATTAAAACAACAACAACAGAAAATGCTGATGGATGAAAGTGCAAGAAAAGGAAGAGAGGAATTCTACAAACGTGGAGACGTTGCCTCTCTCCCTGCCATTGAGCAACAACAGTTATTGAACCCTGCTCAAGGGCCAGCTAATTCCTTGCCAACGAACAGGGATGTGACTAGCACTCCATTCGGGCCTGTTCAGATGCAGGGAACAGCCAATGCTGAGAGTGGGATTCCAGTACAGAATCAACAGGAGATGCAATTCGTAGAGCCACAAAAGTCTCCATTGATTCAGAAATATGCAGAGTTCCTTAAAGTGTATCCACAAGGGACAGAAGGGATGACTACCGACACGGTGATGAAACCTCTACCCGGTGGCGGGTATATTCAGGAGCAAGTTCAGCGACCTAAAAGTGGAAGAACAATTATTGATAAAGGGACAAAGCTACAAGGGGAAATGGATCAAAAAAAGACTTTCCAGAAGAGACAGACAGTCTATGACGCTTCTGGCAAGGCTATCGGATATCAAGTGTTTGATACTCGGAGTGGAGATGAATCAACAAAGTTCTACCGGCAAGACCAGATGCCAGAAGGTGCGGCATTTGGCCCCAATGTTCCTCCTCAAGTTCCTTCTGCTGCGGTTGAGAAATCTGCTGGACAGACAGGATTCCTGCAGCTTATCGACAACATCGAGAAGTCATACGATCCTAAATTCGTTGGTGCAATAGATTCTCCTATTAGAAAAGCATCTCAGAAATACGATGTTCCTACACTGGGACTTGGAGCATCAGAGAAAGGTGCTAACTTTGAAAGATCCATCGCCGATCTTAGAAGTGCTGTGATTAACGAACGTACTGGTGCGGCTGTTGGTGAAAAACAGGAATGGGACAGACTTTTAGAATTGATTCCTGATGACTCTAAGAGCGACATCGACTTCAAAACAAAGCTTCAGTCATTTAAAACCAGATACGCTCAGATCATTGCCAACAGAGAAGCTGGATACAAATCAGCCGGGTATAGAAATCCAGCAAGTGGTGGTGGAGCTGCTTCTGATCCTCTTGGTATTCGCTAATGGACTATAACGAATTCGCAACAAAGATTAAGACAAAATACCCAGATTACGCTGACATGGATAATCGTGAATTGGCACAAAAGATGGTTGCCAAATTCCCAGAATACTCCGACGTTACGTTCGATCAGTCCGGGACAGGACAGTCCGAACCGTGGATTAACAGAGCAGCTGATGTCTCATCTGGCATCCAAAGCGCAGTTATGGACCCTTTAGCGCGTGGTGGTGAGGCTATTGCAAGAGGACTATCAAACGTTTCGTTCGGGACAGATAAGCCGATTGATTATTTGCAACAAGGGATTGGAGCTGTTGGACGAGGTATTCAGGCTGCGGAAGGTGGCGCTGCCGAATGGATGGGTAGCAAAGGAGTCAATCCATACGTTTCTGCTGCTCTCCCCATTGCCGGAGAGATAGCTGCAACAATGCTTATTCCTGGATCGAAGTCTGCAACAGGGCTAAGAACTGTAGAGAACGCTACCTCCAACTTAGCTAAGAAGGCAACTGCTTCTGCTGATTCAAGATGGTTCAAGGCTTCCGGCGGCACTCTTGCAAATGCAAAAGAATTGGGCGCAGAAGAAGCTCTGAGGCTTGGTAGATATGCAAGAGAGAACAAATACGTCACTCCGTTAAATAGCCCGGAATCAAGACAGGCTTCTATTGAAGCTGGAATGAAACAGTCTGGGAAGAGACTTGAAGAACTTCGAGGACTTGGGGATCTATATGGCGATTCTCCAGAAGCAAAAACAATCGCCCAAGCTATTGAGCAAGATTTAGGGCCAAAGTATGCGTCAGGTGTAATGTCTGGGGAATCTAAAGAATTACGGAAGGCAATAGATGAGGTCTTGAAGCTTGAGCCAGTAGACAAGCTGACTCGTAGTGAAGAAATGTCTGGATACATGGGGAGAGACATTCCTACGGAGACTGGATCATTCAAAGTGGCAACACCTGGAAAAGGTGAAAAGACGATTCAAAAGCAAAATCAAAACTATCCACTTTCAGGCCCGGAGAAAATGGAAGTTCCGAATCCAGATTACACACCAGGAACGGAACGAACTGTTACAGGGACGACAGACCCATATGAAATATTCAGAAGAACTCAAGAAGATCCTAACTACATCCCAGAATACGATTTACGCCGTCCGACAACATTCAATGAAGTTGCGAAGGTTTCGACGAAAATAAACAAATACGCTGGATCACAATCGAAACTGTTACAGCCATCCGGTGCAGCAACAGATGTTGCTAATCTTGTTTCTGAGAAAAATAATGCTGCGCTAATGAACGCTCTCCCAAAATCTCAAGGTGCTGAATATCAAAAGGCACTTGGAGATTACAGCAACCTTTCAAAACTCGATCGAATGAATGAGTTGGCTCTTGCCTACGAAGCTGGAGCAAGCAGGAATTCCATCGTCAATAACATAGCGAATAGGATCTATCACAAATTCGGACATCAACTCAGTGCGGAAGCTATGGACAAGATCGCTGGAGCGTTACGACAAATCCCACGGGTTTACAACAGGGCGGTAGATGGAGCAACTAGAGCAGCAGCCTACGCCACTTTTATCGACAAAGTAACAACGAAGGAGAACGCACGATGAGCAATCCGGGACGCGAGCAGGTTCGGCTCCTTAATATCACAGTTTCGAGCAATACGGGGACAGGTTCAGTGACTCCTCTTTGGGCTATTGCCCGATGGGTTCGCGTTGTACCTGTAGCAGAATCCGACACTTACGATGTCACTTTTAAAGACGGGGAAGGCGACATTATGGTTAAGCGAACAGGTCAGATTGGCACGATGGCTGAAATGCTCGATTTGAGCGTTGGGATTCTAAAGACGGTATTGATTGAGAACGCAACTCAGGACGGTACTTACAAGCTGAAACTGGATCTTCACTAATGAAACTTTCAGAGAAGATTGAGACAGCCTTAGCGTCGATCCGAAATATTGAAGGGATCTCAACGCTTATTTCAAAGATTGAGAATCTTGGATATGTTGTTTCGAGGCTTACCAATGTCGAGAAGTCTTTAAGTGGGTCTGATGCTTTAGAGTCTCTTGCAATGAGAATTGAGAAGCTTGATTTAATTCTTAAAAGAATTGAATCTCCTATTAAGACGATTGATATTAAAGAACCAGTTTCAGTTAATCCAGTTAAACAAGATTTGTTGGAATGGAATCGTTTAAAGCTTCTTTCTAAGTTCGTTGCATTGTCTGAGAAGGGTGAAGAGATCGAGAAGGAATGGCAGCGTATCCAGCAGGACGAACATGACTTTCAGTTTGCTTTCGAAACATCCCTTAATGAGGAATCTCAAGCTAAGTACCTCTATAAGAAAGGCATTGCAGATGGAGTTAAATGGTGCTTAAAAAACTTTTCCTAGCTTTATTGTTGTCTGCTCCTGCTTTCTCGGATACTGGGTACAAGGATCTTATTCGAGTTAAAGAAGTCGATGGTTCTCCATCCTGTATGGCTGGACAACTTACCGTTTCGAATCAGAGCCTTACTTGTAATGGGAATGTTGCTGTCCTATTGACTGGATCTGGTGGTGGTGGTGGATCTTCGTCCTTGGGTGTCAACTATAACGGAGTTTCAATAACTTCTCCCACGGCTCAGATCAATTTTAAGGGTGCTGGTGTTTCTTTAGTTGCTAATGGATCTACGGCTACAGTAACAATCAATGGAGGCTCAGGCGGTGGAAGTGGATACAATTTACAGCCTTCCTCAATAACTCCAAGCTTCCCCTATGGTATTTCAGTTTCTTCTATTGTCGCTTCTACGAATACCTATCTAGCTTCAGGAGCAACGTTCTACGCTAATAACGGTGGCTTTGCAATCAACAAAATCCTGTGGGCTGATGGAACCATTCAGGTGTCTAGTCCTACTGCAGGTGGATCTGGTGGTGGTTACGCAACGATACAGGATGAAGCGTCAAACCTCACTCAGCGGACAATAGTTAATTTCACAGGGGCTGGTGTTTCGTGCGTCGACAATGCTGGGAACACAAGAACGGACTGCACAATATCAGGCGGTGGAAGCAGCCAAGTTGTCCTTCCTCTTCCAGGTGGCGCAACGAACTATTGGAACTACCCATCAAGCGGTACATTTGTAGCGGGATCTGGAATATCCGTATCCACAATAACGGCAAGTAGCACCACCCTAATTACAGGGGCATTCGGATCTGGGGTTATCGACAGTCAATTAAAGATACAGAACACAAACCAAGGTGCAGGAGATTGGTATTCAGGGATTCAATTCTTTAGTGGGTCAGCATTAACTTCCCCTTGGTTCTTTGGAGCCAAAACAGGATTTTCGCCCATTGGATTTACATTGCGTAACAGTGCTGGTAATCAAGTGGCGATGTTTAGTGATCCTCTAGTTTCAGGCGTAGTTCAGGCAGACGCTTCTAACGGGATCTACACTGGGAAAGTAAGCCTTTCCACAGCCGTCACTAACAATCTCCCGGTCAACAATCTAAACAATGGAACAGGCGCATCAGCCTCAACCTTCTGGCGCGGGGATGGAACCTGGGCGACTCCGGGAGGATCGGGAGACGCTGTCCTCGGATCTTCTCAGACTTGGGCTGGACGCAACGTCCTCACCAGCACGGCCGCTATCGTCCTACCGAGTCTTTCCGCGGGGCAGGGACTGTTCCTCGACGCAGACAAGAACATCATCTCCCTCGCCAGCACCGGGACGATCACACAGGCATGGGACGGTGGCGGTTCCGCGCTCATCGCTGGAACAACCTACTGGACGCTCCTGCCAAGTTCGGGAACGATCACAAGACTAGATTTCACAGCGATACCAGCCGGTACGCTATCGGTTCAGGTATCCACCTCGACCGTATTTGACGTGACGAAGGCAGGGAAAATATGTGCCTCGGCGTGTCCCTCTTTGTCTGCGGCCTCACGCCAATCTGACAGTACTCTTTCAGGATGGACTACGGGAATCGGACAGGACGGATATATCTGGTTCGTCATAAATTCTGCCGCTACCTCAACTCAAGCGAGCCTGACTCTGAGGTATCGCAAACAATGAAAATCAACATGAAGCGCGTATTCCTTGCATGGCTGATGGTGATGTTCAACAATTCGCTCTTTGCGGCTTCGGTTCGATTGCCGGGGTATGGGATTTATTATCCGTCTCCTCAGATTGAGTTTATCGCTTACGGGGCTTTGGCATCTCTCGGGACAATCGACGCAACAAATGAAAAGGTTGCCTCTTGCGGTCGCGTATTTTGGGAATCACGAACAGGGACTTTCGCAATCAATAAAGTTGGATTCAGGCCGGGGAACGTGACAGATACAGGGGGGAGCGTCACTCGCGTTTCGCTCCGCGATGTTCAGGTTTCATCTGCCGTCCCAACTCAGCCCGACGATACAGACGACGAGTTTGTCGATATGACAACTGCGAGCATGGCGTCGAACGTATGGCAACTCTCAGGGGCTCTTTCCGCTGATAGAACCGTCTCATTCAACGATTGGGTGTGTGTTGTGTGGGCATACAACCCGACCGGAAGGTTAAGCTCTGACTCATTCATCATCAACGGGCTATCTCTCGCCAGCGGAGGCAACACGAACAATTACGTTAATGCCGTGTCGTCCCTTACTGTCGCCGCAAAATGGACGTCGTTGGCGGCAATCCCTGTTATCGTATTTGAAGATGCCTCTGGAAACTCTGCGACGTTCAATGGGGCATCCACTCTTAACGGAATCACATCGGCGAACTTTACTTCGGGAACGACTCCTGACGAAAAAGGAAATGGTTTCTATCTCAATTTCCCTGCGACAGTAGACGCTCTTTATGCGTTTCCCGCAATTACGGCTGTAGGTGTCGGTGGGACTCTCGCTCTGTATGAAGGGACAACGCTACTTCAATCGGTTGTCATATCATCCCGAACGCTTAACGCAGTCGGCTCTGGAAGGGTCGTCCTCGGATCAATCCCAGAAACGAATCTGACAGCAGGGACTACTTACTATGTTTCATTCTTCCCAAATGCGGGAGTAAACGTGCAGATACAAGTTACAGATTGGAATAAAAACGTTTATAAGGATCTCTCCGTGTATGGTAGAAACATCGGCTACTCCCAACGAACAGACGCTGGCGCATGGAGCGTAATCGAATCCACTCGCGCCGCATACATCGGAGTCCGCTTCTCTAAATTCTCCGACGGTGCTGGCGGTGCGGCTTCTGGCACGAAGGGCTGGACGTATGCGAATTAGCGCGATCCTTCTGCTTCTGGCTCTACCTCTTTCTGCCGACGTTATGACGGTAAGCATCCGATCAACAGAGTGCAATCATATCGACATCACAAATCAAAAGACGGGCGAAACACAGACCATCCATTTAAACGACGTAACGAGTACTGAGAAGACAGAGAACCCTTTCATCTTATGGGCCAGAGACACGCTGGCTTTTGAGAGCGTCGATACGAAACGAATGACGAAGTACACAGCGAAGGCCACGCTGGAAGGGAAAGCGTTTGCGCCCTCTAAATATAGTTCGGAGCCTATTGCAGAAGCTGTCGAAGAACCCATTTCTGAGCCAGTTAAAGATCCAGTAGTAGATCCGACTCCGATTGATGGAGTGAAAGAGCCGTAATGGAGACAGGGGATTCTATGAGTACGGGGAAATGAAAGATGAGTGTCGAAGGGCGGATGACATCTTGATTAACGAACTGATCTTGGAATTTAGAGAAATGCGTGAAGAGTTACGCGATGCCAGACAAGATACTCAGACTTGGCGTGAGAAGTATGAGGATCGGTTAGCCATTATCGAACGATTCATTCAAAAGATAGGCACTCCGGTTAAAGCGATTCAATGGATAGGGGGAATCATCTTGGTATCTGTTTTCGGGAAAATAGGGATTTCAATCTTTGAATACTGTAACCGACACTGGCAAGGGTGAAGATATTAGAGTTTGCCGCGTCTGCGGTGGTGATATGCCTTATTATTGGGATGCGAGCGATCAACGTGGTATTTGGTTTCAGTGCAATGATTGTCCGTATTGGGAGAGCTTTTTTGTCCTATGAAGTGGTTAGTAAGTAAGTTTAACGGGATAAGTATTACTTTTATTTCAATCTGCTTCAGTTGGACTGGTTATAAGGGGAAAAAATGAACTGGACGCTGGCACGATTTGAATTTACAGACGCATCCACAGTGGGGGCTCTTTATGACGAACAGGATAAATTCATCTGTTACACGCTCGAAGATGCCTGTCGAGAAAAAAAGATTGCGGGTAAGACCGCCATCCCAAAAGGATATTACAGACTCGATTACACGAATTCAGGACGATTTAATCGGGTGCTTCCATTGCTTGTTGATGTCCCGTTATTCTTTGGAATTAGAATACATGCAGGGAATACAACAGACGACACGGAAGGATGTATATTGGTCGCTCGTGAAAAAGCTTTTACGACTTCCGGGGGGCCGTTGACCTGGTATGTTAGGAACTAGAAAGATGCCTTAAATGAG